AGCTGGCGGCTTGTTAGGCATGAATCCAGAAAATGATTATTTGGTTGACAAAAAAGCTTTAGAGAAAACTTCTCGTTTTCTTTTCAAACAAAAATTATTTTTTAATGGGCCAATCACAGATCGCAGCAATTTGCGTGACTTTATTGCCCAAACTGCTCCAAACTTTCTTTGCAATTTTGTGATTGAGAATGGCAAATACTCTTTGACTCCAGCCGTGCCAACAAATAATGCTGGCGAAATAAAAAGCGGTTCTACAGAACCGGTGAAAGTTAAACAGATATTTTCTGCGGGTAATATACTAGAAAATTCATACAAATTGGATTATCTAGGCTCAGAAGAGCGTCGATCGTTCAAGGCTGTCGTGCGTTTTAGGCAAGAGCGTAAAAATAAATTACCTGAAGAGCAGGTCATTATTGTTACAGGCTCTGACGTTAGCGATGATTTCAAGACCCCTGGAACGCAGGAACTTCCAGAGGAACAGTTTGATTTGACACAGTTTTGCACTACAAGAGAACATGCGTATAAGGTTGCTAGATATTTTTTAGCTTTGCGAGCCTATGTAACTCACACGATTAGCTTTTCAACAACCGCAGAAGGACTTGACATTGGTGCAGGCTCTTACATTAAAGTGTTTACTGAAGCTAGTCCATACAACTCAGCAAACACCGGAACTGTAAATAGCTCAGGAGTAGTGACCAGCGTCAGGGACTTGCCTGATGGTACTTACAATGTTGTCTTTTTTAAAACAGGAAGCAATGATATCAGCGAAGGATTTATGCAGGTAAGTAATAATAAAGTTACAAATTCTACTTTTCACGATGTTGTTTTCACAGTACAAGACAGTAATGTGTCCGAGAATATTTAGACATTGTTGCGTCAGAGCATGCTTGTGACGATAATGGTGTCAGCAAAATAGCTAAAGCCGTTGATGGCTTCGAGGCTGATGCTACCGGGTTTACTATTGAGTCATGACTTTCCCAATCACCAAAGCAGGAAGAACAGCCCCGTTCAATGAGAGGGATTATTTGGTGCCGAGTGCTCGCACTTTTGAGTCAGGCAACTATCCGGTAAAAACTTACAAAGCTGAAAACGGCGCTGAACACAGGATTTTGTATGGCAACAAGCGTACTAACATGAAGTTGTCTCTGACCTATGCAAACATTGCAGATATTGATGCTGAGTTGTTTTTGAATCATTACGATACGGTTCAAGGTACTTTTAAAACTTTTTCTCTTACTAGTGTCAATGGAGTGAACCCAACTCGTGGTGGATGGGAAGGGAACAAAGATGCTTTAGGCGCTGAAATTCATAAAAATAGTTATCGCTATGAAGGGCCGCCGCAGGTTCAACAGCTAGCTTTGGGGCGTAGCACTGTTACAGTGAACCTGATTGGCGTTCTCTGATGGCTCTTTTCACTGGCGCTTCTGGCAAGTTGTTTCTAAACGACACAACTGAAAACGATGTTGCCGGGACTGAGATAGCAAAGGTTCAAAATTGGAGTCTTAGCACATCAGTGTCATTAGTTAGCACTAAAACATTAGGTCAAACAGATGATGTTTTTACTCCTGTAGGAAGGTCGACCACAGGGAGTTGCCGTATTTTGTATTATCAAGAATCACCAGGATCGACCAACGCTTCCAACAGCGCAAGCACTTTTCTGAATAAGGTACTTAAACAACGTGACAGCGCATCTGGGATTGTTGACGGTGCATCTTTAGATCAAAACAACACGGATGTTCTAT